TCCACCGGTAGATGAGGGACTGGCGCAGGGTTTCCAAAGGCGCATCAGGATCTTCAAGGGCTTTAAGGGCAGGGCGCCTCTGGGCCAGTTCCGATTGCATCTGATCCACGGCCCAGCGACGGAAGTCTGCAGGACGCTGAACCGTTTCGGGGACAGACGTCATCAGTCGAGCCAACGCATCGGGATGGATCGCACCTGCACCGTGAGGGGCGTGCACCCAGTCCAGTTCGGCGGGCTCGCCAAGCAGCACGCCTTCCACCACCAGCGTCTCCACATGGTCAGGATGGGCCTGGGCATAGGCCAGCGCCAGGGTTGACCCCCAGGAGGGGCCGAACAGCGTCCAGCGCTCCACATTCAGATGGACCCGCAACGCTTCCATATCCGCGATCAGGTCCGACAGCGTGTTGTGCGTCAGATCAAACAGGGGGCGGCTCCGGCCACAGCCGCGCTGGTCAAACAGCACAATGTCCCAGCAGGCCGGGTTGAAGTATCGGCGATGCTGCGCCCCGGCGCCTGATCCCGGGCCGCCATGGACGAACAGCACCGTGGGCGCGTCTTGGGCGCCGGACCGCTCAAAATACACCTGTGCCTGGGGCGGGCGGTGCAGCGTGCCGGTTTCATACGGATGGAGGGCAGGGAAGAGCGGGGTCATCAAAGGGCGAGGCGGATCAAAAGTGTTAACTTTATTTATAGGCTCAAAAGAGGAGGCAAGTCACTGATTTGGATGCAAGTGTCAGGCTGTTGGGCGGTGTCGTCACGGGATGGCGGCAGAATCCTGGCGCCGCGCGTATGGCTTTTTGGTGTATCGTTTATATCTAAAATAGTGCGGAAACAATGACAGGAGGTGTGCCATGGGCTTGAATGTCCTTTTTGTCGATGATGACGAGCATGATCTCTTGTTCCTGAAACTGACGCTGGAGCAATCAGAAGCGGTGATCGCGCCTACATATCTCAACAGCGCCGAAGAGGTGCTGGATCATTTGCAGACCCAGCCCGCGCCCGATCTGATCGTCACCGATCTGTCCATGCCGACGATGAATGGGCTGGAGCTGACCCATGCGCTCAAACAGGATGATCGCTATCGGCGCATTCCGGTCTGGATGTTGACCGGCTCCACGGCGCCAGAAGATGTGAACGGTTTTTATCAGGAAGCGGGCAACGCCTACATCCGCAAACCCTCAAGCCCGGACGGCTATGAACACCTGATCAACGAAATCTCTCATTTCTGGGATGATGTGGCGATCCGGCCAGAGCGGCGTCACTGACGAATGAACCGGTTTTGCAGCGCTAACGCCGAGGCGCGTAATGCGCCTGCGGTGTCGGTGGAATAGGTGTCGAAATTGAGGAGGAATGGTGCCGCTAGAGGGAGAAACTTTGAACTCTCTCTTCGAAATGATAGCGGCTTGGGAGAAAGAACTGGAAGAGATGAAGGTGGGGGCGCTGATCCATCCGCCGGAGCCCTCAGATTTCTAAATCGTCCATCCTTGTGAATTCCACGTGATCTACAACGGCTCTGATCGCGGTGATGGCGGAATGCACGTACTCTTCAGTAAAGACTGTGAGTTTTTTCCTTCCTTGTCGCGGCCGTTGCGATGAACGGAATCATGGCGCAACTGCATGGCTGGAAATAAAAACTCTCGTTCGTCATCCGATGGGAAAATGTCGATGTCCAAGGCTTGACGGTACATGCGCTTGGCGTCTCCCAGTCGGTGGTACAACACAGTTCGAAGTTTGCTTGCGACTAGTGTGGTTAGCGCGTCAGGATTTTCGACTAGGCTGGCTGCGGTAAGCTTTTCTCCGCCAATGTTGCGATCATTTTTGAGAAGTTGGTCGCGAGCGGCGGAATCGTCCCGGATTTCGTTGATCAGAGTGTCACCTAGGTATGCCTCGAGGCAAGCAACGGCCCCGGCGAACACAAGCCGGTTCGTGAACTGCAGGTCATTTCTTGGCCCTTCTGAGCCGACCATGCTGTTTAGGATATCCAGGGCCTCTAGGGCGATTGAGTGTGGGTCATCTGCTGGCTCGAAGTCTTCTTCCGGCTCGTACATTGGTATATCACCTTGAAAGGTGAATTCATGCGGGTCTTCCTTTCGCAGGGGCCCCACCATGGCACAGGCAAGCACCATCAAGTTAGGAAAGAGCGCCCTGCTACTGGGCGATGGCGCTTCTCCAGAAGCGTTCACCGCCCCGTGCGGACTCGAACAGCTGACCATGACGGTCAACATCGAAACCACCAACACGCCTGATTGTTCTGATCCGGACCTTCCAAGCTGGCTGGTGTCTGATGAGGTCTCCAAGCAGATGACCATCAGCGGTGAGGGCGTGCTTGATACCACTGCGATGCAGACCTGGCGCGACTGGTTCATGGGTGGCGGTGAGAAGAACGTCCGCTGGTTCACCGATCTGGCGGCTGGATCCGGCGGCGGCCATTACGAAGCGCCTGCCATTCTGACCACTTATGAGGAGCAGGGCCAACGCGGTCAGCGTTGGCGCGTTTCCATTGGTGTGGCTTTGAATGGCAAGCCGATTTTCACTGCTGCGTCCTAAGCCCCATGAACACATCCGCAGAAGTCACCGTCCGGTTCGCAGACAGCGGGCCGGACGGTTATGTGTTCGCCCTCAAGGGCAAGCAGATCGAAGAGCTACAGCGTCAGTGCGGGAATGTTCCGCTTGGCGTGTTGGGTAATCGTATCCTGTCTGGCGGCTGGGATTACCGGGACATCTACCACACCATCCGGCTTGGCCTGATCGGCGGTGGCATGGCGCCCACCCGCGCTCAAGAGCTGACGGACACCTACATCTTGCCGCTGGCCGAGGAAGACAATCCCAGCTCACCAGTGGCGGTCGCCACTCTGGTGATTTCGGCGGTGTTTTTCGGCATGTCCGAAATCACTGAAACCGGGGATGCCGGGCCGGGAAAGACCAAAGCCGCGACGGGTTTGTAGACATGCCCGCCTTCCGGGCGATGTTCCTGGAGGCGGGCGTGGACCCGCGCGCGGCGGACACAATGAGCCTTTACGAACTGGCCTCCATGGGTGACCGGCTCCGCAAAAAAGCCGGTAAAGGCGATGTCATGTCCGACGGGGACTATGACGACATGATTGATCAGCTTCGGGGATTGCCCGGGGTGAGGGTCTGAAGCAGTAGAAGCACCATGACTGATACCGTGAAAGGCACCCAGGTTCACCATCCGCGACCGAGGTGGATATCCCCCCCCTGTGGATCAGGTGTATCTTTTAGCGCTGTCAGAGGAGGTGGCGGCAGCTAGGAGGTCGAAAAGTAGCAGTAGTGTCACACAATGTTGATCCATAGGGGAATTCTGGTAGACAACCAATCCTTAACCGGGTTGGGGTGAACTATTGGGTAAGTTCATGTTGGCAGCGCTCGATTGGGCACGCGAGCGCGGAGGGTTGCTCGGCGTTGCGTTCGTTTGTGTGACTGCAATTGTTTGTGTTTTTCTCTGGAAGTTGCCTGAACTGATCGACTCCATTAGGGAGCTCCTCAACGACTTGAAGGACAATAATGAGGCGGTTCGCAGAGGGCGTGCTAGGCTCATGAAAGCCGATAAAAAGGCGGGTAAGAAGGCGGACAAATCGAAGCGAAAAAGGTAACTGGAGCTGGACAAGAGCGACATTCCTCACCAAATATAGCGTGAAAAGGAGTAAAGGCGCCTAGCCACAACCACCATGACCGAACTTATGATCATCCTCTCGACGGCCACACTGATTGGCGGGTTGTTCGCTTCAATTCACATAGTTGAGAAGCTACGTGCGAGCGAGCGACGTCGTCGTATAGCCATCGATGACTTCTTTTCTGTCGCTTACAAACTGAAATCTGATGGTGTGCCGGAAGGCGTTTCCCTTCTTTTGGATACCATGGCCGAAGCCATCGACAGTCCAGATTGGGCTCGTGGCGTAGCTGCAATGCTGGCAAGCCGTTCAGAAGATGAGGTTTCCAAACGTTCCGCTGGCCGCTCCGCAGAACGTGAGCTGTCTGATCAACTCTCTGATGAGCAACTTCGTTTGTTCATCAAGGCGTTTGCTGCGTCCATCATCGCATCGTGTGAACGCTCTCTTGTTACTGGCCAAGTCTACAGGGAGCTCATCACGGTGATGATAGATGCTTCTGAGTCTCGCCGGAAAACTCAACGTGTGTTCCGACTGGCAAAAGAAACCAGCAAGTCCGACAAGTTCGATTTAGATGCTTGCCAGGTAACGTGATGCATGCCCCCACCTTAGGGGCGGTGACTCTGTCCCCAAGGGCTGATCGCACTACAACAGAAGCATAAAGGCCCGCCGCCAGGCGGGCTTTTTCGTGTCAGCCCTTAAGCCCGCGCTCCACGAGCT